CATTTACCCTGTTAATGAAATTACCAAAGCAGTATCAGAAATTAATGAGCAAATCAAAGGTGGCTACAGCGTCCTAGGCGAAGTAGATCACCCAGATGATTTAAAAATTAATTTGGACCGTGTTAGCCACATGATTGAACAAATGTGGATGGATGGTCCTGCAGGCTGTGGTAAGTTAAAGATTCTACCAACACCTATGGGACAACTAGTCCGAACCATGTTAGAAAGTGGTGTTAAATTAGGTGTTTCAAGCCGCGGTAGCGGTAACGTCAGCGAAGGCACTGGGCACGTCAGTGATTTCGAGATAGTCACAGTTGATATTGTAGCACAACCAAGTGCGCCACATGCATATCCAACAGCCATCTATGAAGGCTTATTAAATATGAAATATGGCCACCGGTCGCTAGATGTGGCTCGTGATGCTCAGGACGATAAAAAAGTGCAAAAGTATTTAAAAGAGCAGGTAACTCGCTTGATTAAAGACTTAAAATTATAGGAGAACAGCTATGTTTGATGCTATCAAACCATTACTAGATAGTGGCATCATTAACGAGGAAACTCGTACAGCTATCAACGAAGCCTGGGAAGCCAAGCTAGATGAAGCTCGTGATGCTATTCGTGCTGAATTGCGCGAAGAAATGGCAAGCCGCTATACACATGACAAACAAGTAATGGTGGAAGCTCTAGACAAAATGGTAACTGAAAGTCTTGCTGCCGAAATTCAAGAATTCGCCAGTGAGAAAAAGGCTGTCGTGGAAGATCGTGTGAGAGTAAAAAATCACATGATGGAAAGTGCTGGTAGATTCAACAACTTCATGGTAACTAAGTTATCTGAAGAAGTTAAAGAACTACACAAAGATCGTGAAATTCAGAAAGAGAATTATCAACGTCTCGAAAAATTTATTGTTCGAGCCCTTGCTGAAGAAATTAAAGAATTTGCACAAGACAAACAAGCAGTTGTAGAAACTAAAGTGCGTTTGGTTGCTGAAGCCAAGCGTAAGTTACATGAACTACAAAGCCGATTTGTTGCCAACAGCGCACGACTAGTTAAAGAATCAGTTTCTGTGAAACTAGGGTCTGAATTAACCCAACTCAAAGAAGATATCCAACTTGCTCGCGAGAACATGTTTGGACGTCGTATATTCGAGGCTTTTGCTAGCGAATTTTCATTGACTCACCTCAACGAAAACCGTGAATTGCAAAAACTAAAACAAGTCATTGATCATCAACAAACGCAACTGGACGAAGCCTCTAAGGTTTCTAAAGAAGCTCAACAAATTGTTGAATCGAAAGACCGCGAAATTCGCGTGATCAAAGAGAGTATTGACCGTAAAGAAGTGATGAACGGATTACTAGGTACTCTAAATCGTGAGAAGCAAGTGGTAATGCGCGAGCTACTCGAAAATGTACAGACTGAAAAATTGAAGTCTGCATTTGATAAGTATCTACCAGCTGTACTAACATCTGGTTCTGCTAAAGAGAAGGCAACTTCTACTTTGACAGAATCTCATGTTGCCGTCACTGGAGATAAAACTGCTAAAGTTTCAGTTCACAATGTTGACACCAATGTTGTTGAGCTACGACGTTTAGCAGGGTTAAAATGAATAGTTAAACCTTAAAGGAAAGAAAATGACACAAGAACTATTAGAGAGCCGTTGGGGCGAGACTAAAGAAGCCCTGCTAGAAGGCCTACAAGGCTCACGCCGTACATCAATGAGCGTGATCTTAGAAAACACTCGCAAGCATTTGGCTGAGAGCGCATCTGCTGGTGCAACAAGCGCAGGTAACGTAGCAACACTTAACCGTGTTATCCTACCAGTTATCCGTCGTGTAATGCCTACAGTTATTGCTAACGAAATCGTTGGTGTTCAGCCAATGACAGGACCTGTTGCACAGATCCACACATTACGTGTTCGTTATGCTGACACAGTTGGCGGTTCCGGTAACGGTACTGGCGCAACAGCTGGTGACGAGGCATTGAGCCCATTCCGTATTGCTACAGCTTATGCTGGTACAGGAGCTGGTTTTGCGGCTTCTACAAGTACATTGGAAGGTGTACCTGGCAACCGTATCAACGTTCAAATCTTGAAACAAGTTGTTGAAGCTAAGACACGTAAATTGTCTGCACGTTGGACATTTGAAGCTGCTCAAGACGCACAAGCCATGCATGGTTTGGACGTTGAAGCAGAAATCATGGCTGCTTTGGCTCAAGAAATTACAGTTGAAATCGACCAAGAAGTTCTAGGCTCACTACGTGCCTTGGCTGCTACAGAATTCACATACAACCAAGCTACTGTATCTGGTACAGCTACTTTCGTTGGTGATGAGCATGCTGCTCTTGCAGTATTGATCAACCGTAGTGCTAACTTGATCGCACAACGCACACGTCGTGGTGCTGGTAACTGGGCAGTTGTATCTCCAGCCGCATTGACAGTATTGCAATCTGCAACTACTAGTGCGTTTGCTCGTACAACAGAAGGTACATTTGAAGCTCCTACAAACACCAAGTTTGTTGGTACACTAAATGGCGCAATGAAGATTTATGTTGATAGCTATGCTAGCGACTCTACTCCTGTGCTAGTTGGTTACAAAGGTTCATCAGAAGCTGATGCGGCAGCGTTTTACTGCCCATACGTTCCATTGATGAGCAGTGGTGTTGTTCTAGACCCAGCAACGTTTGAACCAGTAGTTGGTTTTATGACACGTTATGGTTACGTAGAATTGACCAATACTGCTTCGTCTCTAGGTAATGCTGGTGACTACGTTTCTGAGATCGCTGTATCTAACCTATCATTCCAATAATATTGGTTTGTTAGACTAAACAAAAAAGGGCCGCAAGGCCCTTTTTGTTTGACTAAAACTCTAAATTAGGTAAATATATTGTTCACTCTTAATTGAGAGTTTATGCAGTTCCCACTGCGTAGGCCTGGAACGCCAACTTAAAGGAGAAACAAATGGGACGTCCAATAAACAAAAGATTTTTCGGTGCAGATTCAAACACCAACATTCGTGTACGTTTTCACAACGGTACCAGCAGTGTTGATGGTGCAATTGTTAAACAAAAAGGTTCTAAAAAGTTCCTTTGCGTAGATGCCAGTGGTAATCAAGCTGTATGTAGTTTAGTTTCAGCGGCAGATGGTGCATTAGTAGCCGGCCAAATGAGCATTAAAATTAAAACTGATGCAGCCGCAGTACTATATGTTACTAAAATTTCAATGAACATGGTTACCGGTAGTGATGGTAATAGATATCCATGGAACTTTGATACATCAAACACTGACGGTGCAGTTCAAATTGAAGAAGCTGGTACAAACAGCGTATTTGCTGGCAACGTTGACCTAAGCTAATCATTTTTGATGATAACAAAATAGCACCCTCGGGTGCTATTTTTATTAGTTTAGCACAGTGATAAATATCTAAAATGGGAATCATTTATGTCTACTGTTGACCGTGTATCAGGCGATTGGTACTTAAAATCATTGAATGGCGATATCTATCTAGATGCCAGAGGTGGTAACGGCGTAATAACTTTATTAGGCGATGTTGTTGTTACAGGAACACAAACCGCTGTTGGGTCAGTTAATACATTACTGGCAGACAATATCATTACATTATGTGCCAATGTCACAACTGGCCAACCCATATTAGATGCAGGCATTGAGGTACTTCGCGGTGATGAACCACCGGTGGGATTTCGTTGGGTTGAATCAGTAAAAAAATGGCAGGTATCTGAAGATGGATTGTATTACGGAAATCTATTGGTCAGACTGCAGGATGATGCAAGCCCTAGACTGGGCGGCGATTTATTTACAGATGGATTTCACATACGATCAATAAGTGATCAAAACATTGTGCTACAGCCCGGCCCTAACTCTGGTATAGAGATTAAAGAGTCAGTTGGAAATGCAACACCATCACTTGGCTCAACTATACTAAGTGCTCACACACCCCAACGGGGCAAGACTGGTTTGTATGTAACAAACTTTGTGTCTGACAATGAAGAATTAATTACTAAACGAAAATCGTTAGTGTATTCGTTGGTACTATAGGAAATAACATGGCATTAACTAGCACAGTTTTAACCACATCCACAGCAAGTGTTTTTACCAGCAATGGCGAAAATGCAGTCACAGCAATTTATCTTTGCAACACAGGAGATACTGCTGTGCAATTCAGTATTCATGCTGTGCCCAATGGAACAATGGCCAGCGACACAAACTTGATTTATTATCAAGTATCTCTGTCAGGAAAAGATACTTATGTAATTGACTCTGAAAAGTTGATACTAGAAAATTTAGACACACTACAGGCAAGAATAGTAGACCCGCTGACTACACAAAATGTTGGCCTAGGTGATACAGTGATTGCTGGCACAACTACTCCGGGATGGGGACAAGACACTGTTAATGCAGTGACATGGGCATCTGACAGATCTGAATACGTAGTGGGTGGTCCAGCAGGTAAAATTGCCGCAAGCGCAACTGGTGCAACATGGGCTTACAGCACTGGCATTGTGGTAACTACTTGGGACAATCAAAAACAAATTAGATCTATTACCAAAATGACAGGTGGTAGATATGTGGCAGTAGGTGATGGCGGTAGTGTAGCATCTAGTACCGACGGTGTAACATGGACAGGTCTAACAGGATTGAGTAGTACAGCATGGGCTAATACTGATGCAAATGCTGTTACCAACAACGGATCTATCTTTTTAGTTGTTGGTGCCTCAGGGTCTGTTGCTACCAGCATTGACGGTTTAAATTGGACAGTCAGGCTAGGGCTGT